ATCATTTCTCTCTCTAATGATTGACTCATCATTTCGTTATTCATTATTAATTACTTTTGTTTTATTACTTTTATTCTCTTTTTTCCTTTTTATTTCAATTTTTTTTTGACAACTTGACGCTTTTTGCAATTGCGCTAGAGGCGGTCGCTAGAGGCGGTCGCTAGTAGCATACTTCGTAGGCGTAGATAGGCGCGGCATTTAATTAAGACTTATGTATTCTTAATTAAACTTAATTGTGTTCTCTCTTTATTTACATGTAGATTTTTGTTCTTTATCCTTATTTTTCTTTTCCTTTTTCACTTTTGTTGAATTGTAACGTTTAGATTTTTTACTTGATTTTTCTGGTTGTTCTTCCTTAGTAACTTTTCCTGCTTCTTTTGGAGAGACATCTGTATGTACTTCTACTTTCCTTCCTAATGCAAGAGAAAGTAAATGGAAAAAACTTACAAAATAACCTACAAGCAATATTAAAAATGCAATAATGTCACTTCTATATATTTTTTGTTTCAAGTAAAACTGATTGATCAATAAAACTAAAGTAAATTGCAAAATGATTAATAAAAATGTATCTTGTGTTGGTGTTGCCAATTTATATTTATGTCCAATATCAATTGCAAATGTCATAAAAAACCAGTCGGCCCATGCAAAAGGTATTGCCATTCTTAATCCTTGAAAATAAGTCAAATTTTTATAAGGCAATGTCACATATTGACCCCACATGGATAAACTTTGACCTATTACAAAGAGCGATAAATATACAAAATATTGCAATGGTTTAGAAGTATTTAAATCAAGCATTAATATATTATATATCCATATTATATATTTATGAAAACAAATTTTGTATTTACCGTGTTATATTGGATATTTCTAAATATTCTTATTGTTGGTTGTATGGATTTAGCATTATTTATGCAAACTACGCTAAAACCTGGAGCATCAATATATGAAAAACTTTTTGTTAGTGAATTTTGGGCAACAACTGAATGGTTATTTTTAGTTCCAGCACAGCGTATTGGTAATACTTTTTTGAATCCTGCACAATTAAATTTGTCTTCATTCGTTTTTGATTTTCTTGGACAAATTGTTACAAATAATTTTTGGTTAAAAATTCCTACAACTATTGATGATTACGCTGGTATGGTTTTAATAATGATCGGAATGGTTTTTTCTAAAATGCGATTGATGGATTAAGTTTTCATCAAGTTTTTTTTAAAAAATTGAATCACTTTTTTTAAAAACTTATTGTAAGTATTTAATTGCAAAACCTTTACGAACGACGAACTAACGAATAAATAAAATGAATTCAAATTTCTGCACTGAAATTCAACACAGTTTTGATAAAAACTTGGTAGGTAAATATAATCCTCCACATTATAGAAATGACAATAATTGGAAAGATTGTCCTCCTGAAGAAATTGAAAGATTACAAATTAGATTACATCATCATTTAAAAAAAATGGGTATAACAAAAAATAAAAATGAAAGGATACAAATAGTTAGAGAAATACTTAAAACACAAAATAATACTTGTGCATTTGGAAAAAATATTAAAGGTAAATATTGTTGGAATGAATCAAAAGAGAATTTTACAAAAACGAACACAAAAAACAAAAAAGATGGAAAATATGTTGAATTATCATATATAAAGTTACAATGGGGACACATTAAACCGCGTTGTAGAAAAGAAAGTCAAAGCATAAATGAATTATATTTATTATGTGCTCGTTGTAATAATCAAATACAAACTTCAAGACATTTGATACAAGTTCCAGAAGAACTTGAAAGCAAAATTTTACATATAAACCAAATTTTACAAGAACACGCAATGGCATTTAAATTAACAGAAGAAGAAGAAACAGTAGCCAAGATCTTATTGACTTTGAAAAAAGAAGAACCAACACAGGTAATAAAACAAACTAAAGTTAAAGGGTATGAGCGTATGAGCGTATGTTTTAAACCCGGACAACGTATTCGCCATACGATTGGTATCAATAAAACTTGGATAGGAATATTTGAAGAAGGGAAAGGAATTGTTCATAATGGTATTACATATAACTCAATAAGTGGATTTGCCGAAAAGCATTATAGTATAGATAGAACAGATAGAGTTAAATCAGCAAATGGATGGAAGGAATGCGAATGTGAAGTTGATGGGAAATGGATCTCTACATTTAATTTGTAATAACAATTGTAATTTAATTAACTAACTCTTTTTTATTTTTTTGTGATTTTTGTCTCCTTCTTCTTCTTAATCTTCTCTCTTTTTCAAGTTTTATTGTATTTCTTCGTTTTATATTATTAGTTTTTTTTATAATTCCAATACCAAACCTTTTGTAAAATAGTAATTTTTCATTCATAACATTTAATTCAATAAAAGGTATGTGTTTTGATTGTAATATATTGGTCCAACCAGATATATCAAAAATACATAAATAACTTTTAATACTTTCAGGTCTTGAAAAAGTTGCAAATCTAGAAGTTGAAGTAGGAATACCTATTGTTGCAAAAGTTGAACAATTTTGGGATCCCCATGATATTAGATTAAATATAGAATTATATCGATAATATGGTATATCTAATAGAATAGATATAGCTGGCTCTCTTGGATCGCTTGGACTAAACCGTAACAAATGCTCATTTATATATGTTAAATATTTTGAAGAAATACAATCAAAAAAAGGTACTATTATTTTAACTTTATTTTCTCTTTGAATTTTAAGATTGCCATCAGGTAAAACTACTCTTCCATAATATTTTTGTTTAATTATATGATTAGATAGTCCAAAACTATATATGTTGTGATTATATAATATTAATAATGTAGAGTGGTTTTCTCTTTGATTTGTAGTGCAAACTAATAGTATTGGAATAGTATAGATATCAATATTATCATCAACACTATCATCAACACTTATTTGATCGGTATTTAACATTAACCTATTGAGATAAGTAATTCCTTTTAATAATTCTAGATTATACGTTAAGTTTACAACTTCATCTATAACGAATGCTGGTTTAAGTTCTATTGTTTCAAGCTCATAATGTTTTAAAACGCAAAATAATAATTTATCATCGGCAGCATCTTTTCCACAATCTTCTACTGTTTTATACCTTTTAGGTATTTTTACAACTGGTTCTTCATTTATCATTTCGAGTGGTATAATGTTTGGTTTGATTGTTATTTGTTTTGGATGTTTACCAATCGTGTTTCTACTACTACTACTTCTACTAATATTACTTTTACTACTAATTCTTCTACTAATTCTACTACTACTCATACTATATTATAACAATAATATAATTTCTATCTTCTATCTTCTATCTTCTTTAAAATTCAAAAGTAGATTCATTCCAAATAAATAGTTTCTCAGATGTAATAAAATCATCATCCTCTGCCACATTCTTTTTTCCAGTTTTTGCACTTTGACATGCACTTCTATAACGATCCATATTCCAGATTTCTTTAAAATCGGGCGGTGCAACTACTTCAGAAACTACAACTACATTTTTCTTAGACCATTTACGCACATTTTCCCAAAATAACGGCACATCAAAAGTATCATAATGTTTGACATCACGACGATATTTAATTGGATATTTTATATAGGCATAAGGAGGATCACAATAAATAAACATATTTTCCGTCTCCTCAGTAACAAAATCCCGATAATCCATATTTGTAAATTCAACGTCCTTAATTAAGGGCGCAGTGCGATTTAAACTATTTACCATTTCTTTACAAAAATCTTCTTTTTTAGCGTTGATATATTTGTGAGCATAAGCGCCAAAAAAACGACCTCCAAATGACATTCCAAATCCAACAAAGGATTTATGCGCACTTGGACTAGATAATGCTTTAGCTGCCAAATATTCCTCTTCTGAAATACTTGACGGATATACAAATGTTCCTGCTTGAACTTCTTTCCACATTTGAATTAGATCTGGATGATAATCATTGGCTACAATTTTGCTGATTAGAGGAAATAAATCTGTCATATTTTTTAATACCCCACAAGATCCACAAAAAGGTTCCATATATCCAGCACATTTAGGTAGTTTCTTGATTAACATTTTTAAAAACGGCGCTAAATGTTTTCCTAATCTTTGTTTGCCTCCTAAGTATTTCATTTATTATATCTTATTAGAAGATCAAAATAAATAAAATACGAGTAATATATGGAAATAACTATAGATACAATTAAATTCAAATTAATTGAAAAAACTACATTATCAAATGGATATATTGTAGTTCGTATTCAATCATTTGGCACTTTATTTGTTACTAAGAAACCATTAGCTGATTTTTGGGTATATAGATCAAATAGCGAGTTAGGTTTTTGGAGATTATGTTCGTCAGTTGAAGACATTCCTGATAGAATGTATAAAGGTGATCCTGAACAATTTAATTATGATTATATTCAAACTACATTTATTCATTTAACATTACAATTTTTTATAAATGCAAGATTTGAAACAATACCGTCAATAACTGATATAGATCCTAATGGTATGGATATTAATACACAAAATAGAAATTTAATTAAAAAACATGAATTGTTACCTCATGAGGCATTAAATAAAGATGGAGATGATACTTTATTTATATTAAGTAAAACATTATCAAAATCATATAAAACAATAGTAGATGATAATAACCGGATTATTCAAGAACGCCCATTTATAGACTTGTATAATGAAGCAAAATGTGGAGAAGAATTAGATCCTACAGTACTTACAAGGTATTCTAATATATTTCAACAACAATATACAGTTGATTCAGATTTACCAGTTAATGGTGGTAAATATGATTATGAATTTGAAAGAATTATTGGAGTTAATGGACAAATTCATTGTATTACATTACACAGAAACATAACAATAGACGAATCACACACTAATAATATTGAATTATATTATTTAAATGCTACATTATGTAGATTACCAAATATAGAAGGCAACTATTCAAACAATATTCAGTTTATTTGTGATGAGCACAATCATATAATGCCTTTTTTATTAATACCATTTGGTACAATTATTAATATGTTAGGGTTGTATGTAAAATATATATTATTTGGTGCATATATTTGTAAAATGTTTGATTATGCTGTTCAATGTAGTGATTTAGAAAATCATAGAAGACAATGTACTGTAGATTATACACATATCAGTTATAGATTTAATGATTTATTTCCGTTTATAATAGAGCAAATAGGTAAAAAACAAAGATCTAGAGGCATAACTAAAAAAGGTAATCGAAGTAAAGGAAAAACTAGAAAACAACAAAAGAAAGAAATAGATAAAAAAGAGAGAAATAAAAGAAAAGAGAGAAGATCAAAAAATAAAAATAACAGTAAAAAGTATGGCGTTCGGGCTATGTAAATATAAGGATGCATTTGGAAAGCTAGGTACAGGAATTCATTCTTACAAAATTGGATGTGTATCTGTGCTTGACTTTGGGGTCGCCGCTATCGCTGCCTACCTTCTCTCTTTATTATTAAGAACACCTTTTTGGATTACTTTGATATTGTTTCTTATTTTAGGAATAATTATTCATCGTATGTTTTGTGTGAGGACGACAGTGGATAAATGGTTATTTCCCTAGCAATTGCGCTAGAGGCGGTCACCTGAATGGGTTATACTGGAGAAGTTAAGTTTTTCAATAATTTAATATAAAAATATTTACATTAAATTGAATTGCTATTTTGCTCCACTTTTCTTAAAAGTGGATTAGATTCCAAACTCAGGTATTGAATACACTTCACCGTGCCTCACATATTTGGCAATAATCTTTGGATTAGGTCGGTTACCAACAATATCTTCTGCTTGATATACATTATAATTTTTATCTACATAATAAATGATTCCTAGTATATCTTGCGCCCAAACTTCAATCTTCTGTGTTGTTTGTTTTGTTTCTTCGCCTGAGGCCCCAACTACTTGATCATCAATAATACCATGAGGTGTGCCTTTCATATGAGTTCCGCAATATTCACACCCTGCCTTCTTTTTTCGCGTACATTGTTCCGCACAAGCCCTTTTTGCACAGCAACGATCAAAGAATGGCACGATATTTTTTACTCGTTTTCTTTTAATAAATTCTTCTTTATCTAAACTCAATCTATCATAATCGTATATATATTGAATTAGTTCATCACTTTTAATCCCTAATTCAATTGTCTTTTGACGAATATTATCTTTAAAATCTGTCAGATAATTTTCTATTGATTTGTTGATGCGACGTTCTACCATTTGGTTCTTTATATCATTTCATATTGTTATATCTTTAGTTCAATTTTATTAATTAATTGTTAAATGGACTTAAAGACTTTATTTTTTGATTTCCTTGTTGATTCGATACATATGACGACAACTCAAAAGATTGAGGTGTTGCTTTAGCAGTAGAAGTGGTATTTTGATTATTTAGACTACCCGTTGAAAGTGCAAGAGCTTGGGATGATACTTTAGCCACATTAACTGTGGAATTAGAATCATCTATTACCGATAGGGTGGTATTATATTGCTTACCAGCTTTAGTGGAAGAGGGTGATAATTCAACCGCATTAGTTACAGTTGTATTTGTATCTGTATTTGTAAAATTTGATAAAATATTAGTAGTAGCAGCAGCAGCTTCAGCAGAAGTTCTTCCAACAGTTGTATGTAATGAAGAAAATGGAGGTAAACTATTTATTAATTCAATAAAAACTTCTGCAACATCCGTTACTAATTTAGTAGAAGCAATACCAAAACCATTTACAGCAGCAGAAGAATTTCTATCAACAGGTGTATTCACACTAGGAACATGTGTAACACTAGCAGCAGCAGGACTTATTCCAACAGTTGTAGAACCAGGTATAACACCAGCAAAAGATGCAATCGTATTAACTGTATCTCCAAATTTAATTGGGTCTGGTAATATCATTACAAATGATAACATAAATGCTGTAAATGCAATATATATACCATATTGATCTGAACTATATCCAAAATAACTACACACACCAGTTACAATAATATATGCACAAATAAACAATCCTAGTTGAACAATTGGATCATTAAAAGAGAATGCCATATATAACATTAAATAATATATAATTTATCATTCTCCCTTAAATGCGAAGTTAAAATAGTTTGTTGATTATAATTTTTAATTATCCAATTTTTGTCTAAATATACACTATCATAAATAGTCCAATCAATCTCTTCCTCTTCATCTTCTTCATCTAAAATATTCTTAGTTTCATCCATTAATACTTTCATATTACCGTGAAAAATAGCAAACCGAATGATTCCACTACGTTTACTAGTTCTATCAATATATACATTCTCAAATTGTGTAAAATAATATAGTCCATCATTTGCCGGAATTTGTCCAAATATAGATATAAATTCTCTCTTTTTAAAAGTGCAACCTGCATAAGCAACTATTGGACTTTCATAATATCTGCTAGGAGTAGTGTCTGGTTGTTTTAATTTTATAAATTCTTGATGATTTAAGAAAAAAAAACTTACTTTATTATCTATCTTAAATTGACAAACCATTTTATAATTAACAATTTCATCTACAAGTGTTAACCAAATATCATTTTGTTTATTTAAATTATGCGTTAAAATTTGATACTCTGAACAATCAAAAAACATATAATATTCACCTTCATAAAAGAGATGTCCTTTATATTTATATTTAGGATCTAATTCTTCATAAGAGAGAAATAATATATCTAATGCAGTAGCACATATCTCTAAAATAGCAGCATTATTGTTATGTTCAAATTTTATAAATGATATATAATCACTTTCACTTCCTTCTTCCCCTGATCCTGATCCTGATCCTTCTTCTCCTCCTTTATTAATATACTTCAATAAAAAATACTGCAAAAATGGATATTTACCACTTTGATTAATCTGATATGGAACAATATTTATTTTCCCATTTGCTATTTGATCAATATCAATACATAATAAATCAGTGTTCATTATATTATTATTTCGGTATTGTTTAAATACTTATCTCCTATTTATTCATTTTTCTTAATATAGTTTCTTTTGTCGTTTCTTCGCGATTTTCTAATATAAATTTTGTTAATTCGTCTGCTTTATTTGCAGCATTTGCTGGATAAAACTGATGTAATAATTGAGTCAATGTTTTTGCAGTAATTGGTTTTTTTGTGACATTCTTTTTATATAATATAGATCCTCCATTGATATCAAAAGAATCTAAATCATTTTTCTTCATAACTTCAACTAAATCAACAGATAATTTTTTCTTTTTATTCTTTTTCTCTTTTATTTCTATATTAAGTTTACTAATTTCAGTATCTAATTTAATCCATTCTTTTATATTATTTACTAATTCTTGTTTGGTTTCCATTTATAAATGAATATAGATATATTTTTATATTCATTTATTACTATTTATTACTATTTATTATTCTCTCTTTTATTCTACTTATTCTCTTTTTATTACCTTTACATATTTGCTACAATATTTGATTGACATAATACCAATGTTTGAAATCCTAATAAAATATGTAGACCTAAATGCGTCATATTATATAAAGGTCTAATATAACTATATATAAATATTAAACATGTTATTACTAATAAGTTTGTTCTAATATAAAAATTCGTATTTGTCATGCATATTAATGTATCTACTAATATGGGTAATCCAAATAAATTATTAATTATGTGTTGTTTATAACTATTATGATCATCTACATATGTATCTTTTTTATTTTTTAGATCTGTTATAAATGTTATATGATAATGTAATGATACATAATGTAGTAAAAATGATATAATCATATAAAACACATTTAAATTAGTTAACTGATGTCCAAATATATTTGTATGAACTAATACACACACTGCACTGCGTATATGAATACATATAACATCAGTTAAATATTTCCAAATGATATGATCATTTAATGTATTTATGTTATATTCTGGAATCCCGTTGGCTAATTCTAATTCTAAAGCATAATGATAATTATAAGAACTAATACATAATAATAATTGTCCAACTATATCTGCAGTAAAAGGTATATTTTGATATGGTCTATATAAATAAATTGATCCAAATAAAGAGAGACCATATGTATATTTTAATGCTTTTTCGCAATAGTAACTAGATAATTTGGTCAATGGTTTTACTAGTTTTTTTATGATTATGAAGAACCAATATAAATTTAAAATATATAATATATAAAAACATATACAAATAATATTATAATATAAATATGGTGCCTTTTCATATAATAAATCATATATTTGTTTATCAAATATTATATATTTTGAATATAAGTATATTCTTGTATATACAAAAGTAATAATAAATAATAAATCATTTACATGAGTTAATTTATTTGTAATATGACATTGTTCAAATAATATATGAAATATTAAAAATAATGTACTTAATTCAGTGCCATATATTATTACAATATAGTAATGTAATATAGGATTTACACAAAATATATTAATACCAGTTTGAATTAATATAATACTGCAAATATGATGCAATATTAATTCTTGTGAACATAATAATAAATCAGTTATTAAATATATTTTTAAGTATACTGATGCATTATATAATGATACTGTTCTTGATGTAGTTATCCAATCATATATTGAATATAGTATATAACCTATAAAAAATAATGCATATATATTTTCAAAAATTAATAATTTTTCTTTTATTAATTTTTGTTTAGTAAATGGTATTAAATAGTTCACTAGCATTAATAATTATACTGAGCATTATTTAAATCATTTTACACCTTTTATCATTTCAAACGCCCATTTTACTAGGCAAAAAAATAAGGAAAAATGTAAAATCAATAGTAGGAATTTCACCTACGATGGTCTTACTTTTCCATCTTGCTTGTTTTTATTTGAAGATGTGAAAGACGAAATTTGAAAACATAATGGTCGTTCTTGTTTCTCATACCAATTACTATTATTTAATTTTTTATTTTGCATACATATTTTATATTTTTATATTTCCATACTTTCATATATTAGTATATTTATATTGTTTATATTATTTTGGTTTTAATCAATTTCTGGAATAATCGTCACATAAACACAAGTTGTACAAACTATTTGGTTCTCTATATTTTTTATTGTATTTGCTGGAATTGTATCTGGTGGTAGAAAACTATTTAAATAATGTAATACAGTATCATTTTTAAATTCATTAAACCCATCTATAGTTTCATTTGTTAATTGAATCCATGTTTTTTTTTCATATCTAAATTGTATTTCTTCGGTTACCATTTTTTCATATTTTCGTTCCTCCATTATTTTGGGGTCTAATTGAAATCTTGGATCATCCAATACGGTACATGTTAATCCTTCCCATTCATTTACTCGCACATACGCTAATAATTCAACAGTTATTGTTATTTCTGACATTATTATTCAATACTTATTTATTTATTTCTAATATTCATTTCAATTTTTTTCAAAACACCTTTGAAGATTTACCAAAAAAAATATGTAATATGTCTAAAAATCCACATCAAACAATTAAACCTGTTCAATTGTACCTTTTTGTAAATTATAATGTCTTAAACAAAGAGTTTCGGTATGTTGTTTTTGTTTGCATGTTCCTCCTTTTTTTAGGATTTGCGTGCAACACATTATTGACAAAACTACATTTTCAGTTTTATTTACTTTTTTTATTTTTATAGCTTTTGCATCTTCTTTTGCCTTTTTATTTATTTCTTTTAACTTGTCTTTTGCTTGTTTAGCATCATTCTTCGCCTTCATTTTTTCATATATTTTCTTTTGTTTTTCTTCTTCTATTTGTTTCTTCTTAAATGCCATCTTATCTAGGTGTAGTTTTTTTGCCAATTCATTATTCATCTTATATTTATGATATAAACAATAATACTTTTTATTTTGATCTAATAATAGCACAGATGTATTTGGACATTCTTCGCCTTCTTCCATCATTTCATATTCACATTTACCTGTAATAAATTTCATATTAGTATGAGCACAACATGCACACTGATTTTTTATTATAATATTTGGATCAAAATAATTCACACCGTGCACTTCTTTTACACCAGGATATTTATGATATGGTAATAATTCTTGCTGCACTTTACGGCAATATGGACAACGAATTTCTATATTTTTTAATGCTTGATGTTCCATAATATTGAATTTTTTTTTATGATTCAAAATATCATTATATAAAGGAATATAATTAAACTTATGACCACATTCCATTTTAACAAAATTCTCTGTTAATTGCATATTACTAATTAAACATAAATTTAATTCCTGAGTATCTTCATTACTTTGTTCAATTCCTTCTTTTATTTCTTTCGATTCTTTCGGTTCTTTTGGTTCTTGGCCAATTGATTTATATAATTCTTCATAAAAATCAATATTACCTTCAATAATATATTTCACCATATATAATGAATTAAAGAAAATCTTTATATTTATTATATTTTATATATTAAAATGTCAACAAATGTTTGGGGACCACCTACTTGGATATTATTCCATACATTAATTGCAAAATTAACTGATGATGGATTTAATACTATAGGTCTTCAATTATTCAATTATATTAAACGTATTTGTAATAATTTACCTTGTCCAGATTGTGCGCAACATGCTACACAATTTTTATCAAGAGTAAATATGTCAACTATAAAAACAAAAGAAGATCTAAGAAATACAATGTATATTTTTCATAATATGGTAAATAAACGAAAAAATAAACCAATGTATCATGTGAATGATTTAGAAAAATATAAATCCAATAATAGTGTAGAAAAATACAATCATTTTATAGCACATTTTAAAACAAAAGGTAATATGAAATTACTAGCAGATTCATTTCAACGAAAATTATTAGTTAATGATTTTAAAAAATGGATGATGCTTAATATTCGGTTTTTTATTTAGTTTATTTATTTACTTTACATTTAAATGCCTGTTCTTTTTTAACCGAACACATTTCTTTTGATGTAGATAACTCATTAAAAAATAAAAATGCTGATGAATATGTTAACATAGATGTAGAAAACGTAGCTCCTATAATAGCCCCTCCTATAAAATTTTCAATAAGTTGCCAATATAAATTATTACAGTCCTTATTATATTTATTTGTTTTAAACCCTAGATCCATTACAAAATAGATAATATATATAATTAATAATGGAATATTTATATCATTATACACAAACATTGGTATAAATGCATAACAAAATGTAAACATAAATACAAATGTACTAAATCCTACATTAAATCCATATGGGTGAATACACATTGGGGATTGAAGTTGAAGTTGAGGTTGGACTATACCAAATCCCCATATAAACAGTCCTCTAATAACCATTGCTGCTAATAAAAACCCCAAATATACTATTCCTGTAAAATTTTGATATATAAATGTTAAACTCGTAAATAATACTACTATTATTACTGAACTATTGTCAATAAATGCTTCAGTAAATATATCATATAACTCCTCTAATTGTGGTGTTTGTGATGTTTGTTGTTGTGACATTTTATATAATAAATTATTATAATTATTCAAAAATGATTTCAAATACTTCACTAATATGATTGACTTGGAAAAAATGAATATCTATCAACAGTTTATTATCTTTATATTTTTCATAAAATTTATTGAAATCCTTTTTATTTTCTTCTGGATAAATGAAATCAGTTATACCTGATTTAATAGAACCAAGTATTTTCAAATCTAACCCTCCTATAGCGGTTATTTTTCCATTTAAAGATATCTCTCCTGTTTGTGCAAAATTGCATTTAATCTTTTTATTATTCAATAAACTATATATTGTTGTCGTAATACATCCCCCCGCCGAAGGCCCATCTTTATTAACTGATGCTTCTGGTGTATTAATATGCACTCCATATTGTTGTGCTAAAGTATTATACTTGACAATTAATTCTTCTTGAATTTTTGAATCTGTTAAATTCCACGCTAAAGTAAGTGCTACATTCATTGATTCTTTCATAACATCTCCTTGCATTCCTGTTAATTTTATATCTAAAAACTTTTGGGCCGGATAAAATTTGGTTTGTATTGGAATCACGCCTCCTTGTCCCATTGAATTAGCCCACATTCCATTAGCTATACCCACCATATTTTCAGTATGCACTTTTTTATGTATTACTTCGTGCTTATCTTTAAAATATTTATGTTTTACATTATCCTCTGTGATCTGTATTAAAAAATCATATTCATAATTTTTATTTTTTAATATATCTATATTAATTTCACCTACTATTTCATATAATATTTCTTTCAGTTTTCTTACACCAGGTTCACTAGTATACTCTTCAATAATCATTGACAATACAGTATCATTAAAATGTATCATATTTTCTAGACCCATTTTCTTATAAATTTCTGGTAATATATGTGTTTTTGAGATCACCAATTTTTCTTCTAATGTTAAATTATTAAATTTGATACGATGTATTCTATCCAACATTGTTTTATCTAGTAATGTAACATCATTATAAGAGAGAACAAACAAAGCTTTTGAAAGATCTAAATCAATACCATTAAAATATTTATCTTGAAATGAATCATTTTGTGTTGGATCTAATAAATGTGTTAAAATACCGATGATCTCTCTTCCGTGTTCTGTTCGACTTATTTTATCTATTTCATCAATAAAAATAATTGGATTCATACATTTTTTATCCATTAAAATTTGAACTATGCTGCCCCATGTAGATCCAACATAGGTATAATTATGACCGTGTAAGGTTGATCCATTACTATCACCCCCCATTTGAATAAATGCAAAAGGACGACTATTTCCTTCACTATTTTTTAAACAATTTGCTAATCCTCGCTTGGCCATACTTGTTTTACCCAATCCTTGAGCACCTTCAAACCCAAAACAGTGTCCATCTTGTTCGCCAGTTATCCATTGTGCAATAATACATTCTATTTGTTGTTTTGCATTATCGTGACCGTGAACTGCTTCATCTAAAGTAGATTTTACTCCTTTAATGTAGTCAGTAATTGTTTGAAAATTGTTTTCGATCATTTTTACTGTTTTATTTGAATGCACTTCTTCAAATACTTCATTATTCGCTGCAATAATTTGCATTAGTTCTGTTTTATTTTTACTAGCAACATTGGTTATCTTCTTAACGTGCGTCTTTAAGTTGTTTCCTTTAATATTCTGTTTAATATATTCATTCATTTTGCTAATAAGTTGGAGTAATGTTGATTTATCATAAGTATTCAAATCTGGTTTCATTTGTTTACAGTATTTGATAATTTCTAGGGTAGTATATTTTTCTTTAATTGGGATAGGAATGGAGATATTATTATTTGGCCCCGACTTTACTAATTGAATAAATGATTCTCTATTTTCATTCATTACATTCATTATTGGTTCTTTAATATAAATTTGAAATGGGATTTTCAAAAGTCCATCCAAATATTGTCGCGCTTTTGATCCCGAATCTTCCGATTTGGCTTTCACTTCTTTTAATTTTGTCATCGCCTTTTCTTTCACTGAATCAGGCGTTTTTAAAAGACAAATTTGCTGCTCTAATGGTATCTTATTAATATCAAAATTAGATAACTCCGCAGTATATTGAATAATTTGTTTCATTGCATCTTTAAAATATTGTTTTATTGAATAAGGAAAACTATCATATAATATAATTTGGTCTTTTGTATCAAGAGGTGTGGTTCCAGGTGCACTAGTCAAATCATTAGATAAAATATCATAAAGTAAATAAGATATATATTTATTATCATATTGAAATGAATGAATTAATAATAATATAAGCATATTTCTCTTAGCATATAAATCTATAGTAATAAATTCTTTAGAAATATGTGCTAATGATTTTTGTTTTAATAATTTATATTGAGTTACTATACCTATATAATTATTATATATTTCAGAATAACTAGAAACTAGATGCTCTTTCAATGATAAAGATGATAAATAATTTTGAAAAGGTTCATTATGAAAATTCTCATCTATTGGCAAATTATCTTTGATCTGTTGATTTTTTGTATTAATAAAAGCATTGTTATTTATAAAATTAAGAATAATATCATCCAATAGTCCAGTAACCACTATATTTTTATTAAAACTAGAATGATATATATATAATTTAATACCATATACCTTCATATGAAAATTCTTTTCTGTAAAAATAGTGCAATCTAGATTTTTTATTTTATCATTCATAAATTCATCTAATGACGATTTTTTATTCTTTTTATCTTTTTTATCGGGTTTATCGTGTGTTTTTACATCATCTTCTTTTTTAACAATAATTTTATAACTAGTTGGATGAAAATATTTCTTTAAAAGTTCGAATTTTGAAATATCTGCTTCTTCTTGAATTATTGAACTAATATTACCAAAACAAATCGTCAATAAATCTTCAAGAGAATCTATACCATATATTTTGATCGTATTGACTAATTCATTATTTATAGTTTGTAAATTATTAATTATAATTTCATTCGTAAATTTGGTCATATTATCAGTATTCTCTTTTAACTTTATGCTTATGGTATTTACTACACTAATACATGCATTTACATCACTTATTCCTAAAATATCTAGCTTTTTATTTCTTTGAACATTTAATATTATTTTTTGAATAACATCGTGAAAAAATTGTATTTTTTTTTCAACTAGTGCTTGATTCATCTTTAATACCTATATATATAATTATAACATATTAAACCTATTTTCCCATTTTATATATTACAATGGGTATCCCAAGTTATTTTTCATATATCGTAAAAAATCACATTGCTATCATCAAAAAATATGCGCCTTCAGTTATTCCTGTTCATAATTTATATATGGATTGTAATTCTATTATTTATGACGTGATTCATAGTATGATTGATAAAAACAGCACTAATAAAATGATCATTAGTGATGTTATTGAAAAGATTGAAAATTATGTCCAAACTATTAATCCTAGTAAATTGGTATTTATTGCATTTGATGGGGTAGCTCCTGTTGCCAAATTAGAACAACAACGCATTCGTCGTTATAAATCACATTTTCAAAATGAAATGACAAAAAAAGTATTTGGAAAAACGGAATCGTCGTGGAATACTGCTGCGATCACGCCTGGCACTGAATTTATGAAAGAATTAAATGCGGGGATTATTGAATATTACGGCAGCAATTCCGCTAGTGGCGGTCGGTCAGGCGGTCGGTTTGGAGGCGAGGTTGGAGGTCAAATAGGAGATCAAGTTGGAGGTCAAATAGGAGATCAAGTTGGAGGCGAGGTTGGCGGTAAAGTTGAAGGTGAAATTGTCGGTCGGTCAAGAGATCAAGTTGGAGGTAGATTTAAAGGTTCTTATATCATTTCTACCAGTGCGGATGTAGGTGAAGGCGAGCATAAATTATTTCATCATATTCGTGCCAATCCATTAGCCAAGGTAGAGACAAGTGTTGTCTATGGTCTAGATGCGGATTTAATTATGTTGGCAATTAATCACTTACCAATTAGTCCTCAAATTTATTTATTTCGTGAAACCCCAGAATTTATTAAATCTATTGATAAATCTCTTGAACCAGGCGAATCATATTTAATGGATATTCCATTGCTTGCTGAAACAATTAATCAAAGTATGAGCGACGCCTATGTTCCCGGGAACTTAGAAAACTCCCGCGTATATGATTATATCTTTTTATGTTTCTTTTTAGGTAATGATTTTATGCCACATTTCCCCGCACTCAATATCCGCACAGGTGGGATAGATAAATTGTTGAATGCATATAAAGCAACAATAGGATTAAAGAAAGGGTCGGTGCTCACAGATGGTTCAAAGATTTACTGGAAAAATGTGCGGATATTGGTGCAGCATTTGGCTCAATTGGAAGAAGAATATATTAAAAATGAAATGAAAAGTCGAGATAAGAGAGAAAAGTATGCTGCCATTGCACCAGAAGAAACTCCTGAACAACGGTATCAAAAGTTTGAATCTATTCCAACATATGAGCGTCAAACAGAAAAATATATTAATCCTTTTAAAGAAGGTTGGCAAAGTCGTTATTATACTTCTCTCTTTAAATTAGAAATAAATGATGAGAGAAGAAAACAAATTGCCATAAATTATATGCAAGGACTTGAATGGACAATGAAATATTATACAAGTGGATGTCCCGATTGGCGATGGCATTATCAGCATAATTACCCGCCATTGTTGCAAGATCTTGTGAAATTTATTCCTGTTTTTGATACGGAGTTTGTTTCTCCTTTAACTGATTCAGCTAATCGACCCGTCCAAGAATTAGTGCAATTAATGTATGTATTACCAAGACAAAGTTTACATTTATTACCACAAGAATTGGTGAAGAAAATGGATATGTCAAATTATCCGACGGATTGTGATTTTGTTTGGGCTTATTGTCGTTACTTTTGGGAATCACATGTTGAATTGCCTGAACTTGATTTAGAAGAATTAAATAATATTTGTAAATAGTATAATGGCTCCAAGTAGAAAAATTAAGAGAAATATTAGTAAGAGAATGGGCAAGAGAATGGGCAAGAGAACGGGCAAGAGAACGGGCAAGAGAATGGGCAAGAGAATGGGCAAGAGAATGGGCAAGAGAATGGGCAAGAGAAGTAGTAAACAAAGTAAGAGAAGTAGAAGAAGAAG